GGTTTTATGTTCGATGTACAATGCACAGTGGGCAGACAAACCGTCGGCAAAAACACCGCTCTTCTTCCCTACCCAGCAGTAACCCGCAACCCAGGTCAGTACTCTGACCGAGACGGAAACGGCTTTGAGGATGTCACGGGACTGCCAACTCACTACGACCAGTGTTATGCTGGTTGGAAGGGGAACGGATACAAGCACTCAAACTGTGTACTAGGAGGCACTTATGTCATCCCGATGTATGCTGAACTCTACCTTAATGGAGAACCAGTTCAATGAAGATCCTACCAACCATTGTGCCAGCGGCTGCCGTGCTGGCTCTTCTCACCGGTTGTTCAGCAGCTAACTCCAAACCAGTTGTTATCAACGGCAACGCATACGGGCTGTGGTCACCTACTCACCCACATTTAACAAGTGGAAGAACCAAACCTAACTCGCCTGTTCGTTATGTTCCTCCACCACCAGAACCAGTACCAGTAATCGAACTTGAGATTACAGAGGTTCCTGAGGTTCCTGACGTATGCCCTACACAATTATCACAACCCCACCTTTGCGATGTTCAGTAGAATCAGGAATTATTTCCAGGAACTTCATCATGACCTTCAAATGGAATGGGAAGAATTCATGTGGAGGAATGGTCCAGAGCGTCATGAGTTAGCACGCAAAAGACTGGCAGCGCACGAAAAGGCAATGAAAGAGGGACGTGACAGTCCCTACACACATCCTGAGCAATATGGTCCTTTCATTTTTTAGATATGTATAACGCCTACGCGCCCCTTTACGCGCCTTTAGCGCCCTTTACACGGGGCGCTTTTTGCGTTATAGTATAAAGGCGCGGAAAACTCTGCGTTCTTTCCTAAATAACCCACCTGTCATCATTTCTATGGACGACATCGAGTTCTCTCTACAGGACCTGGAATTGTTTGCGGAACATCTAGGTTTGTCTGGCACAGATTATGATTTGTATTACGAATCATATTATGATTTGGATGAAGTTGAATATGATGACTTTGAAAGTCATTGGGATGCTATGTTTGAACCCATTGAGTCTACTAATGAAAGTTCTCCTTGAAAAGTATCCATATCGTTATTGCGAGAGCGATGACGCTGGATGGATTGAAAAGTACAATTGGGTAACCAAACGTTACTCCAAGATGTATGACTGTGATAGTCAACTGCAACTTATCACAGCAATGGATGACATGCAATACACGCTTTGGTTAGATCCAGAGGGTGTTCCGTGTTATCGTAGTCAACGAGGCAACTCTGTGCGAGGGCACAGATAAATATTTCAGTTCCATTTATTATGCTACAACCCAAAAGACGGGTCGTCATCAGTAAATTTCAATTGGAGGAACTGGTCATGGACATCACGTCTCACGACTTGAATCTGCAGATGCAACAGCTGATTGCAGACTACAAAAAGACAGGCGACGAGCATTACAAATTGGACGCAGAGTATTTACGCTCTGAGTTTGATACTTGGTGGAACGACGAAGTAAGTATGTTTGCACCTCCTGCCTCCGAACTTTGAACCCCATGGGGCGACTATGTCGCCCTTTACATCATGATACTTGAAATCACTTACGATCTCAAAGAGGATAAAACCTCAACTCTTGTTCGTTCATGGACTTACTACACTGCTGCGACGGACGACTTTGCCAAAGCAGTGAAGGAAGCATCCAAGTACTTTAAGTCTTGGTTGACAAGTAATGGATGGACGCGCAAAGCAACATTAGTCTCCATTCTACAAATAAGGAAACATCATGAAACGACTACTAATTCCCCTGTCGCTGCTGTGCCTGACGCTCGGAAGCGTGGCACCAGCAGAAGCACACGTCGTCAGACGAAGCGGGCGGCATAACCATTGTCACAACCATCCCAACAAGGGATTCAGCCATTGCCATCCTCACTGGCACGGTGGTCCTGGCTACGGACACCATGGTGAGAACTGGCTACCAAATCGTCACAACCATCACAACCGTGGTCATGGACACGGACGACGTCATCGCCACCATCAGAACAGCGTGAGCATCGGCCTTTGGTTCTGGTGACTTGACGACGCCCTTTGGGCGTCTTATACTAACTTTGTGAAGCCTTTATTCCCCTTATAATGTTTTTATCCCCTGATACCGTCAATATTCTCAAGAATATGGCGAACATCAACCAGTCCATTCTCATCAAAGAGGGTAAACAGTTGCGCTCCATGAGTGCAATGAAAAATATCCTGGTTGAAGCATTCGTGAGCGAGGACTTCACTCGCGAGGTGCCCATCTATGACTTGAACCAGTTCCTCAATGCTCTGTCGTTGGTGCCTGGTGCTGAGCTGCACCTGAATGACACTGCCATTCGCATCTCAGATGGTGTCAATGCAATCGATTATCGTTATTCAGATCCATCTGTCATCACAGCGCCGCCTGATCGAGAGCTGAAACTGCCGACAGAGGATGTGTGCGTCACGCTGTCAGAGGAGAACCTGGAGAAGGTCAAGAAGGCAGCAGCCATCTTGCAGATCCCTGATGTGTCACTCGTTGGCAACGGTGAGACCATTGTTCTGACTGTGCGTGACAAGAAGAATTCTGGCAGCAACTCATACAGCATTGAGGTGGGTCAGACGAGTGACACGTTCCAGTTCAACTTCAAGGTGGAGAACCTGAAGCTGATTGGTGGTGATTATGACGTTGTCGTCAGCAAAAAGAACCTTGCCAAGTTCACCCACCATGGACTGCCAGTCGTGTACTTTATTGCAATTGAACCTGATTCCAACTATGAGGAGGGAGCATCATGATTGAATTTAACATTGACGAACATCTTGCCTGTGACTGCGACGTAAAGGACGTTGTTGGCAATCTTGTTGAGGCTGCATTAAAAAGCAAGGTGAAGCCCGAGTACATTATGGACACCCTCCGTAATAAGCTTGAAGAGACAATTACTCATCACGAGGCAATGGCGCAGCGTGCAAAGGACATCAGACTGACACTGTGTCGTCAGGGTGATCCAACCAACTTCTATCAGTTTGGTGGCAGTGATTACCTCGACTTCAACTCTGCAGCGTTCTCCCCTGATTACAAGCAAAGCGACGACAAGAGTGATCGAGTTAACTTTGATACATGGTCGCCAACGTCGTCATATTATGGAGCAGCATTAGGGAGTGAGTTTTATAAACCTTTAGCAGGACAAGACACAATTTCTTTCTGAACAAGGGGCGAAACAATCGCCCCTTTTTTCGTTATAATGATACAAAGACCCTTTCGTAATGAGTGACAAGTACCTGTGGGTGGAAGCGCACTCACCTAAATCAGTCGAGGACTGCATCCTCCCACCGCAAATCAAGTCTAACTTCCTTCAGTATGTCAAAGATAAAGAGTTTCCTAACCTTATCCTGGCAGGTCCTGCCGGAGTGGGTAAGACATCCCTCGCCAGAGCGTTATGCTCTGAGATTGATACTGACTTGCTTTTTGTTAATGCAAGCCTCGATCGCGGTATTGGAGATGTCAGGACGACCGTTGCACAATTCGCCTCTTCGTCTTCCATGTTCGGAGGGTTCAAAGTTGTTCTGTTAGATGAGAGTGACAACCTCACTCCTGACAGTCAGAAGGCACTGCGTGCGCTTATTGAAGAGTTCCAGAATCATTGTCGATTTATCCTCACCTGTAACTACCCACACAATATCATCGATGCAATTCATTCGCGCTGTTCTGTTGTTGATTTTCATTGCCGGGATACTCGGGTTTTGGCTGGGCTCTGTGGACAGTTCTTCAAGCGAGTCGTGTCTATCCTCAAGTCTGGGGGGATATCCTTCAACGATAAGGTGCTCGCCAAGTACATTATGGACATGGCACCAGACTGGAGAGGGATTCTAAACAACCTGCAGGGTGCCACACGCACTGGTGAACTGACTGACGACATCCTCAAGGACACGCCAGACACACTCATCCAGTATCTCAAGGCAAAGAAATGGACTGATGTGCGTGACTGGGTGTTTGCCAACGCTTATGTGCATCCCAAGAAATTAGAGATTGATATTTACAATTCTTTGCAAAACCACCTCGAAGACGCCTCAAAACCGCAGGCTGTCTTGATTTTCGCTGAGTATTCTGATAAAATAATGTCGGGTGCTGACCCGTCTATAACGCTGCTGGCACTGGTTACCCAGGTGATGATGGAGTGCAAATGGAAAGCATGAAGATAATTCAAAATATTGTATTGGTTAGCACCTTCATTATGTCAGCAGCAACCCTTATTAAGGTTACGCAACACGAACACGGCCCTTTTGAAGTGACTTGCCGTCCTATTTGGGGTCAACTAGTATTAATGAGGTGCAAAGGATGAATGACGAAACATGGAAAGTGGAGATGGAACGCTTCACCACCAACGAGACGCACATTCGCATACTGCGTGACGGTCCTAAGAGCATGCATGAAGCAAGGCTGCTCGGTGCGTTAAAATACAAGTATCAGACAATCATGGGCATCAAGAGACCTGAGCCCAAAGACTGCCAGTCCAGCTTCAAGGAGTTCAGTGAGCAAAATTAGCCCTTTCGATTATGTATCGTCCATCAACCTTAAGCAGTATCGGCACGATCTTTCAGGTTATAACCCCTTTCTTACTAATCGCGCTTTTGCTTATCATTTAGATACCATCATGCTCGCTGATGAGATGAACCAGGCACACGCACTGGCACCACATCTTCAGTATGACTTCTATTATTATGCTGTCCGCAAGGGCAAGCGGTTTGGTTTCCCACTGAAGGTGCAGGAGAGCGACGAGGACTTGGCACTAGTGATGGAGCATTATAATTATTCAAGAGAAAAAGCGTTGGTTGCCCTGACACTGCTGTCACCTGAGCAGTTGAATGCTATTCGTGTGTCTAAAGATAAAGGCGGTAACTCTAAATAACTCTGGATTAACAGAGTTAAGATGAATTGGGATGCGTCATGTATGGTTGAGGTGCTGTTAAAACAGCCCGATGACTTTTTGAAAGTGCGTGAGACACTGACAAGGATTGGCGTTGCCAGTCGTACTGAGAACAAGTTGTTTCAGTCTTGTCACATCCTGCATAAGCAGGGTCGTTACTACATTGTACACTTCAAGGAGTTGTTTCTCCTCGATGGCAAGGAGTCTAACTTCAGTGAGAACGACATGCAACGTCGCAACAAGATAACATCATTGCTCAGTGACTGGGGATTGATTGAAGTTGTTGACACCAGCAAGATTGGTGACATGTCGTCTATCAGTCAAATTAAGATTATCCCTCATAAAGAGAAGACTAACTGGGAGTTGGTCGCAAAATACTCAATTGGCTCTAAAAAGAACGAATCATGACTTACAAGCACGTCTCCATCTCGGAAGCATACTCAAGCATTTATTCAAAGCCAGCGCGACGTGGATCTGACGACACGCTGACTGCTCAGTACGCTCAAAAGCGTGACGAGAACATGAAAAAGCGTCAGGACGCTAAGAAGATTGCGGAAGACGCTGAGTCTGTGTATTATATCCTCAACGCTCTCAAGGAGATGGGTGTGACGGAGAGCGGATTGCAGGCACTGACTGAGGCAACCGGCCCGCTCAAGCCCGGTGAGACGACACAGCAGGCACTGAAGCGCATGTACGGGCATGATGCCAAGGCGAATGCCGAGGCACGGGCAAAGGCCAAGTCTCAGAACCAACCGCAGCCTCAACACCCAATGAAGCAGAAACCAACCTCAATGGCAAACGCTGTTGCTGGTCCACGCAAATACATGGGTGGTACCATGACCGATTGATTCGGTTCTCCACTTGTGCTACAATGATAAAATAGTAATGTCAGGTGCTACGGGCCTGGCATTTACTCTCGCTTATTTAAGGAGCACAAATGAATAACGACATCGTACGCTGGGAGAGATACTCTCCAGTAGGGATTGGTTTGGAAGAGATGTTTAAACGTCTCGATGTCTTAGCAGACAGCGAAGCGTCTTCCACCTACCCACCATATAATATTGTAAAACTGGACGATTACAAGCAACAACTTCAAATTGCCCTCGCTGGGTTCACAAGAGAAGATATCGAAGTTGCTGTTGAGAAGAAAGTCCTGAATGTCAAGGTTCAGAAGCCTCACGAAGATGTGGGTGAGTATGTCCACAAGGGCATTGCTCGTCGCACGTTCGCTCGCAACTGGCAACTGTCCGAGGACACTGAAGTAGGTGATGTAACCTACATCGATGGACTGTTGTGCATCGATCTTCTAAAAGTTGTGCCTGAGGAGCACAAAAGAAGGGTTCTTACCATAACCTAAATATCCTCGCACACACCTGTTATAATACAGGTGCTATCCATTCATTATTATTTTCAAGGAAATGGCAGTCAAAGTTCTAGTTAATGCAATCGGCCAGCACATCGTCGCTGACGCCAAGCAAGTTGAAGAGAAGGAGACCAAGAAGATTATCGCTTATCTCCTCACCAATCCCCGCGTAGCTGCATACTCTCGCGATGATGAGGGCAATGTGAACGTCGGGTTCGCTCCATACTGCATCGTGTCTGACGATCAGGAGTTCACCCTGCGCGCAGAGAATGTCGTCTCCATCCTGGAGCCTCGCGCTGATGTGCGTCAAAAGTACGAAGAGATGGTGAACCCCCCTGCAATTGAAGCAGACGGTGGAGTCACAGTCTCCGACGCAGTCGGTGTTGCTGAGGATTCAGCAGAGGACGGGGAAGTGGCAGAACCCGCTTCAGTTGAAATCACTGAGTGATGAAGGTAGCGTTACTTGTGCTGAAAAGCGGAGTGACGCTCATCTCATACACTGACGAGTTAGAATACGAACCCAAGTGTCACCTTTTCAAACCCTGCACTTTCACGGGCAAGACAAAGGTGACATTTTCATTATTCCCTCAAGGTGCAGCGGATGAGCACATTCTCTTGAACAGCTCTGATTTGTTGACAGCATGTGCCCCGCTCCCTGAGCTGGAGGCAGCATACGTCAAAAAGGTTGGTGCAGCACCAAAGACAACAAAGCCTATGATGCTGACGGAAGATGAGATAGTACCAGAAGAGTATGAACCTCGCTACGTTGAAAATGAAAGACCAGAATAACATCCCCAACAACGAGTCAGACAAGGAAAAACTCAAGCGAGCACACGACCTGTTCATGGAGTCAGTGATGAAGCCTGACGCCTCGCTCAGGCTGTGTGCCCACAACCAAAACTGTTATAATGAACTCATGCAAATCCGCGAGGACGTGCTTGAGTATTTGAAGACCATTCATCCATGAAGTTTTTTACATTCGTCAGACTCTACGGCAACCAGATTCTGGTCCGTGGATACGACGATGCATTGGGCGGCTCCTTTATGGACAAGGTGCCGTTCAAACCTACGCTGTTTGTTCCATCTAAAAACAAAACCAAATACAAGACGCTGGATGGCAAGCACGTCTCTCCCATCCACCCAGGTACGATGCGTGAGTGTCGTGACTTCATCGAGGAATACTCAGGCGTGTCTGGCACGTCAGTTTATGGCATGGAGCGCTGGTTGTATCAATACATCGCAGAAGAGTATCCTGATGACATCGAGTACGACCAGGATAAGATCAAGCTGTGGTCTCTGGACATCGAGACCTCGTCAGAAAATGGTTTCCCCAAACCTGAACTGGCAGAAGAGGAAATTCTGCTGATTACTCTCAAGAACTTCCGCACCAAACAACTCATCACCTTCGGCTCGCGTCCTTATAATGTCACGCGTGACGACCACACTTATGTGTACTGCCACGACGAGGACGAGCTGTTACACACGTTCCTGGAGTGGTGGAAGAACACGTCGCCCGAGGTCATCACTGGCTGGAACGTTGACTTCTTTGACATCCCATACATTTGCAACCGCCTGCAGAAGAAAGGTGGCCTCGGCCTGATGCGAGAGCTGTCACCCTGGAAGCTGGTGAATGAGAACCCGAAAGAGATCAAGGGGCGCAGGGTGCAGGTGTTTGACATCGCAGGCGTGTCCATCATTGACTACCTGGACATCTACAAGAAGTTCACTTACACCAACCGTGAGTCTTATCGCTTGGATGTCATTGCGAACATCGAGCTGGGTGCCAAGAAGCTTGACCACTCCGAGTTTGACACCTTCCGCGACTTCTACACAGGCAACTGGCAGAAGTTTGTTGATTATAACCTCGTTGACGTTGACCTCGTCGACCAGCTGGAAGAGAAGATGAAGCTGATTGACTTGGTCATGCTGATGGCATATGATGCCAAGGTCAACTACACAGACACGTTCGCGCAGGTCAGGCTGTGGGACATCATTATCTATAACTATCTCAAGAAGCGCAACATCGTCCTGCCTCTGTTGCAGAAGAGTGACAAGAATGACCAGTATGCTGGTGCTTATGTCAAGGAGCCAGAGCCTGGCGTGTATGATTATGTGGTGTCCTTTGACCTCAACAGCCTGTACCCGTCGCTGATTCGTTTCCTCAACATCTCACCAGAAACACTGCAGCCAGAGCGTCATGGCAACGCCAATGTGGAGAAGATGATCACAGGCACTGCTGACATGTCG